CATTTGCCCGACTCATTCTTTCATCAATTCGATTTAATCATTTCAAGTTCGGTTGTATCGAAAATGGGTTTTCAGGAAATACTCTGGAAACAACTTAAAAGAATAGGGATACCTGTTATAATTGATAGGGATGATACATGGGTACTTCCGCATAATCACCCACTTAAAAAAGATTGGGTTAACAAAAAGACCGCTCAACAGATTACCTACAACTTGCAACAAGCAAATGCAGTAATGGTAACGACAAAACACCTTGCAAACATGGTGAGTCCATTGAATAAAAATGTTCAAGTTATTCCAAATGCAATCGACTTTAGTCAGGACCAATTCAAACCTGACCTAAAAGTTAAGCGAATGAAAACGGACCACATTCAAATAGGTTGGTCAGGTTCAGTAACACATCACCACGATTTAGTACTACTTGCTGAATCATTCTTACAATTAAAATCAGACCCCGATACTCAAAACAAGTACAGACTAATCTTAAGCGGATTTATTGAAGGCGATGCTATGTGGAAAGAGTACGAAAACATTTTCACGAGTGGTTACAGAATAAGTCAAGAACAATACTGCAGGATAAACGGAATGGATGCCTTTACTTATGCCAGTGCCTATGATATGTTTGACATTGGTTTAATCCCTCTAAAAGATACACCCTTCAATAGATGCAAGTCTGAATTGAAAATGCTTGAAATGGGTGCAAAAAAAGTATCTGTAATCGTTTCAGATGAATATCCTTACACTAACATAGCAAAGAATAAAAAGAACTGTCTGACGGCAAATAAAAAAGAATGGTTTAAACAAATGAAAAAACTCATAACTTTGCCCGAGTTAAGAAGTGAACTATCTGAAAACCTTTACAATGAGGTTAAAGAGAATCACAATATAGAAAAGGTAAACGAATTAAGATTAGAACTTTATAAACAAACAATAAAATAGTATGGCAAAACCAATTATAGTGGTAACACTTAGAGATATTCCTTCACAAGAATTACATTCACAAATTAAAGATAATATAAAAAGAACAATAAATGATGAATACTATGTTTTTCTAATATTTGGGAGTGAAACAAAATTTGAAGTCTTTTATGAAAAAGATTTTAACGAGGGTAAGTACGAAGAACTAAAAGCAATAATTGAAAAGGAGGTAATAAATGCACCCAACAAGAATATTTAAAACACCTGATGAACTTTATGCAGCTTTCGAACGCTACAAAAAAGACTTAGACGAAAAGGCTAAGGAATGGTTAAAGGTTCAATACGTTGGTAAGGACGGTGAAAGAGTAACAGACAAATACAAACTACCTCAAACCTTAGAAGGGTTTTATCGTTATTGTTATGATAATTACGGGGATGTAAAAGAATATTTTTTAAATCGTGATGGACTTTACGATGACTTTACCACTATCTGTTTGCGTGTGAAAAATGAAATCAGGGAAAATCAAATCTTAGGTGGGTTAATTGGAATTTACAACCCTTCAATAACTCAAAGGCTTAACGGCTTAACAGATAAGACCGAAAACAAAATAAGCGGGACTATTGAGCATATTTCAGGAATGGAAATAAAGTAAGTGAAACATATTGCCATACAATAAAATGTTTCACACATACGAACTCAATAATAAAATCGGGATACTTTACGATGACAAAAACGCATTTTAATTACCAAAATGAAGTTAATATTTGATACCAATGGAAACGATAAACAAAAAGAAATGGCGAGGGCGTGGATTAATCCCTCAATTTCTGATATAGTTTATGGGGGTTCAAAGGGTAGCGGCAAATCATTTGGCGGTATTAATCTGATTTTTGGTGATGCTTTTTTGTATCCTGAAACTCATTATTTCATTGCCCGTAAAAAACTAAACGACATTAGAAAGTTTACAATTCCAACTATTCACGAGGTTTTTAATCATTGGGGTATTAAATCAAATCACTATCAATTCAACGGAACTGATAACTTTTACACCTTATACAATGGTTCAAAAGTATTCTTATTAGATGCAAAGTATTTGCCAAGTGACCCTCTTTATATGCGATTTGGTTCAATGCAAATGACAAGGGGAATGATTGAAGAAGCTGGAGAATTTGAAATAGAAGCTAAACAAAATCTTCATGCTTCAATAGGTAGGTGGAAAAATGACAAGTATAATTTAGTCGGTAAACTTTTGCAAACTTGCAACCCTTCAAAAAACTATCTGTATAAAGATTACTACAAACCTCACAAATTAGGGCAGCTTGAAAGTTATAAAAAATTTATCCAAGCCTTACCTGAAGATAATAAAATGTTAGATAAGGGTTACTTAGATAACCTTAGTAAAATACTTTCAAAAAACGCAAAAGAAAGATTATTAAAGGGTAATTGGGAGTATGACGATGACCCAAGCGTGCTATGTGATTATGAAAACATTTTAAACATCTTTAAAAATAACCACGTTCAAAAAACTAACACTAAGTATATTATTTGTGACGTTGCACGATTAGGTAGCGACAAAGCTATTATATCTGTTTGGGATGGGTGGGTAATGATTGAAATCTATATTTTTGATTTAAGTAGAACAACAGAAATTCAAACAGCTATTAATGGGCTTAGAGTAAAACATCAAATTGCGGCTAACAATTGTTTAGCGGATGAAGATGGAGTAGGTGGTGGAGTTGTTGATAATTGTAGAATCAAAGGATTTGTAAATAACTCAAGACCATTTAACAATAAATTAACGGGTAAACCTGAAAACTTTTATAACCTTCAATCACAATGCGCATATAAATTAGCAGAAATAATAAAAGATAATAGAATTTATATCGAATGCGAGTTAAGCGATAAACACAAAGAAGAAGTAATAGAAGAACTTGAGCAATTAAAATCTTATGATGCGGATATTGACGGGAAAGTAAGGATTTTACCAAAAGAAAAAGTAAAAGAAAACATAGGCCGTTCACCTGACTTCAGGGATATTCTATTGATGCGGGCTTATTATGAATTTGCGCCTGATGGTAAATACGTTACAATTCGAGCCTAAATTAATACTTTAAAACAATGCGAAAGATATACGAAGAATTAAACCTAAGTCAAGCAATCGAACTAAATTCTATTAATAAGGATTTGGATAGGTTGGAATACGCAGCGAATAGACTTGCAATCGTGTTCAAAGTCCCTGTTGTGGAAATCTACAAAAGGGAGGTTGAAGATATATTCGCATTAGATAACGAACTGAATAAACTTGAAAGTCTACCAATAGCAGCAAAGTTAAAAGATAAGATTAAGATTGGCGGCAAGTGGTTTAAGGTCGACTACAACGTGAGTAAATTAACAGCGGGGCAATTCATCGACATTCAGCACTTCGCATCAACTGACCCTGCAAAGAATGTTCATAAGATACTTGCTTCAGTAATTAGACCTATTGGCGGTTGGTGGGGATTGGGAAAGGTTGAGGAGTATAACGGTGATAACCATGAGGAGATAAGTAATCACTTACTTGAACACATGACAATCTTGCAAGCCTATCCTATTACGCTTTTTTTTTGCCAAATATTAAACAACTCATTGAAAGATATCCAAACTTATTCCCTCAATCAACTAAGGGAATTGGAGAGGAAACTCCAGGAAACGAATTTGCAAAAAAATGGGGATGGGTTGCAACCATAGACAATCTGTCAAACAATGATAAAACGAAATGGGATTACTTTTTGAACTTACCGATTATTCAATTCTTAAACTTATTAAGTTACCACATAGACCACTCAGAAGAAGTCAGGAGAGCAGCAAGTGAAAAAAGTAGATTATAAACAATTATTAGGTGACTTAGGTGAGAACCCTGACCAATACGGAGTAGTTCAATTCGATACTATAATAGGTAAGGCATTATATCAATTTGCATCAGCACTAACAGACGTACTTAAATCTAACTTAACCGAAAAGCAAGCCTACTATTCTGAATCGGAGTTGCTTCAATCAATCATAGCCTTACCCGTTCAAACAAGAGGAAAGAATTACTTAGTAACTATTCAAGGGAATGATTATGCCTTCTTCGTGGATAAGGGTGTGAGCGGTACTCGACAAAAGTTCAACAGCCCATTTAGTTTTAAGAATGAATATGTTTCTAAAAACTTTAATAAGTCATTACGAAAGTGGATTTCAAAAAGAGGCATCCCGATTCAATCAAGATATTCACAGACTCGAAACTTAACCAAGCAACAAAGAGCGACTAAGCAGATAGACGAGAAAACTAAAATGGCTTATGCAATGGGAGTAAGTATCAAAAGAAAAGGACTTAAACCTACTTTGTTTATTACGGATGCAGTCACAGAGGCGACATTAGAAAGCATGGCATCAGGATTAGCGAATGCACTCGGAGCATCAATTACAATAACTTTAGCAAATAATTTAATGAGATGATAACAATATCTTCAAACCCTTATAACTGGCAAAATTCATTCAATGAAATGGTATTCAATGTGAGCAGCACAAATGCACTCGCATCAGGATTTCAATTCTTAGTGGATGTAAATGTATCAGGTCAAACTAATCCTGTTACAAGGTTGACATATCCAAAGCAACCGAACACAGGAGCGATTGAGATAAACCTTAATGAGGTTATTCAAAACTATGTAAGCTATGACTTACTAAGTAGTTTCAATGCAAGTGGAACACAAAGGGTTGCAAATGCTCGTGCGCCTTATTGGATTGGATTTGGTGAAGTTTATAACAACGCATCAGGCATACCGACTATTTATCCTGACTTAGCTTCATTCGGTTCAAGTGGTTCACCTAAGTACGGTACTAATGCAGTATTTGAATTTCAAACATGGAACGCATCAAGCTATCAATCGTATGCTTTGAGCCGTTCAAATCAAAAGTCTTTAAATCAGGAAACATTCACAGACGTAATCCGATTGGACCAAAATAGAATCCTTCAATTCTTTGATGTGAGCGGAAATATATTTGATGTGAATAATATAATCTATAATGAAGTAGGAACGGCTTTGTATGGTTCGGTTCAAGCGGTGACAAGGGTTACAGATATAGTTTCGATTAACGTAGGTAAAAGAGAATGGGAGAACATGGGCAGCACATGGAATACCTTTTTAAACAATCCCGCTGCAAGTTATATCGAGGTTATTATAAGAGATAATACAGCGGCTACTCTTTACACACGGAGAATGAACTTAGATTTATCTTGCCCTAAGTATGACATTTATAGACTGCATTGGTTAAACTCTTTAGGTGGGTTTGATGCTTTCAACTTCAATAAAGTATCAGTCAAGAAAACTGACATTGAGCGAAAGCAGTTTAAAAGATTCCAACCTCTTAACTATTCAGAATCATTCAGGGGCAAAACAAACTACTTCACAAAGTACACCGATAGCATAACATTAAATTCGGATGGCTTAACAGATGCACAATGGGAGGGTTTAAAGGAACTATTAACAAGCCCTGTCATTTACTTAGAACAAGATAATAACACTTTGCTATCAGTTAATATATTAGAATCGAATTACGATGAACTAAACTATTCAACTAACAGAACGATTAGCAACTTAGTGATTACTATTGAATATGCCTTTGACAATTATAAACAAACACTATGAACGAAAACGAATTAATACTTTATGCGTACAATGCGAGCGGGTTTGTTTCAGATTCGTTTCAAGTTGACCTAACCGAGTCAGTAAGTTTACCGATAACTAAAACTATCATTGATATTCGTGAACCTGAAAAAAGACAAAGCGATTATTCAAAGACAATTACTTTGCCTGGTACTTCGAACAACAACAAGATATTTAACCACATATTCAAACTTGATAGGGCAACAATAAACGAAACTACAATAAACTATCAACCTGACTTTAACCCTAATTTAAAAGTCGATGCTATCTTGTATCGTTCAGGTATTCCACAGATAACAGGATACTTACAACTGAACAACATTAAGAGAACGGATGGCGATATAGAATACGAGGTTATAATTATTGGGAAGTTTGCTAATATGTTTCAAGATTTAGGAGAAAAGAACCTTAACGAATTAGACTTATCAGCTTATGACCATGAATGGAATCGTGATAACATAGTTAATTCGTGGGC